GTGTCCTTAGTGGCTAAAAAAACGCCCTGTGACTTCTTACCCTTAGATAGGTTGCAGCGCTTACAGCTAGGCACAAGGTTATCTAAACTCATTGGATCACCACCGCTTGCTATAGGTATTACGTGGTCAACCTGGCTTGCCTCACCACCACAGTAGTAACACACCCAGCCACCTGCGTTAAGCACCTGCAAACGCCTGGCTTTGTATCGCCGCTGGTCGCGTGGGTCTTTAGCTCGCATCAGTAATGCCCTACTTTCTTGTGTCTGTCTAACGCCTTGCATACATCACCCTTGTACAGCTTATGACTATTAATATATTTTAATCCTAAATCAATTTGCTTATAAGGGTTTGTCTCTTTCATCTTTAGTAGTTGTGGAATACCAAAGGCTGTTGAGTGTTTGTTATCAGCTGTTGGTGACCAATTGCTTTCTAATTTCCATAAGGTAACCAAACATCTATATTGCTTATCATTACCTAATTTCATATGAGCATAGAGTTTATATAGCTCTTTGTTTGGATCAGTTGCATTTGCTGGCGTAATCCCAATTACACAAATAGCCCCCACAAGCACCAAACTACGCCTGCGAGCTATCCGCCTCAGCGGCTCGCCAGCGAGTTGTGATGCTAGCGTACGTGTCAAGTACAAAGCCATATTGTGGATAACTAACGCGTGGTTTTGGCGTGTCATCCACAGGTTATTAAGGGTTGTGGATAACTTTTTACTCATCTACATCACCTTGTTTTACGTGCCATTTGTAATGTCTAGCTTTCGCCTTATCCATTTGTGACATTGTGTCTGTCTCTATCCACACTTGGCAGGCACACATCCATTTATATTTAATCATTGATGACCCCAACCCGTACCTTTAAAGCTAATGCCTGGTGCGCTGTAAATCTGCCTCATCATAAAGTTACAGCAATACGGTGTTGTGTGTTCAGCCATACGCTCAACTGTCTCATAACGTACGTTACAAGCTACGCACTCATATTCATACGTTGGCATCATCAACCGCCACTATTAGACATACACTCATACAGCCACAGGTGCAGCATTGTAGGGTTTTAACGTTAGGCGGCAGGTTATCGCTAACTATGCGCTCAATCTGATCAGTTACTTTCTTACACTTTCTACACTCAAACCGTATGATATCCATATACAGCCTCTCCAATCATAGCCAGGTGTTGCATAGGGTGCAGGTCTGCACGTGGTATTAAATAGCTATCGCCAGTAATAAGCTCTGACCTGTATTTATTCTGTTTAGCTAGTTGTACCTCAAACCAACCCATTACAACATAAACAGGCATACGGCCAATAACCAATATGGCTATGTCGCTGTCTCTATCTATGCTGCTAATAATGAGGTTGCCATTACGGCGGTAGGTGTGTTTTACCTCTACGTTTTCGCCTATGTCAGCCTTATCCTTGTATGTCTCATTTGAGGGCTCATAGTCCATTACGCCCAGGTACTCAGCTGCGGCGGTTTCAGCGCCCACAGCATCTATTTGCTTTGTAGCAAACTCAGCAAAGCTGCCACCGTTGCGCTCTTGATCATAATTCTTTTTGGTACTTACACCGTCATACTGTGTTTTGTACCGCTTAGCCCTTATGATGCCTGTATCTATGGCTACATTTGCCTGCCTAACGTCTAATACCACTTTAAACATTAGCGGCACTCCTTACAAAACCATATAAGGTTTTCTTTAGAGTGGCTTTTCTGATAGCCAAAAGGATCAAGCTGGCTAATCTTGCTGCACCTGTCACAGCTCTCTACTTTATACTCAGCCACAACCTCACCATTTTTTAACAGCTTGCCTGTCATAGCTTGTACGTTAATGATCTCCGAGTAATCGCTCATTTGAGGGTTATCCATATCATTAGGGCAAACAAAATAACTTCAACAATTAGCACGTATCTAATAAGGCGTTGTTTTGTCATATTTGAGGTTTCCAGGTTCCGTCACTTGTGAGTACGTACCAATAAGGGTCACATTGAGTAGCTTTGCTCTTTTCAACACAGCTGTAATTGCCCCAGGCTTTACCTGTTTTAGCACTTACACCCTCACGCCAAACGCGTGCGCCGTGCTTGCACTCAGGCTTGCCCTCAACCACGCTGGCACCTAACTCATCAGCTACGTTTTTTATGGTTGCAGCTATAGCATTTGTAGCCCAAAGGTCATCAGTAATAGGGGCAACATCACGTGTAGATAACGCCTCTACCTTTTCCATATCCTGTTTTGTGCTGCGAGCTATGCCCCCAGGTGTGAGCAGGCCTATAACTCTGCCGTAACAGCTTGTGATTGCATTTTCTACCCAAAAGTGCAGATTTACGCCGCGGTCTGATCTAACCTCTAAAGCGTAATCTACAGCGCTGGGCTTTTCGTCATCATAATTACGGTAGGCCTCACCTCTTACCAATATATAACCTTTTGTTATATCTATATCCTCAATATGTGCAACTAATCGCATAGTTGGAAACTCTGAACGGGCGCGGATAATCCTGGCGTTAACGTCCTCGTAGCCCTCTAGAAAATTAGTCATTTGATTAGCTCCGCATCACGTAGAGCTTTGGCAATATTGCGCCCACGTACAAAGCCCTCACCGTGGCCGTGCTTAAAGCCAATTGAGTAGCCGATTACCATAAACATAAAGCCCATACCGCAAGCGGCAAGGCCTATTAATAAGTCCAAACTGTTCATACTTCGCCCTTTGTTAAGGCCGATTAAGCTACTAACGCGAGTAGCCCTCTCAGCGTGTGTAACAAAAGTATGAAGGTAAGGGCTGACAAAACGCAATAAGACACGCCCTATTTAGCTAAGCGATCCTCTAACAGCATTTCGTAAATCTTGTCTACGCGGGCCTCAATACGGTCAACGCGACCCCTGAGGTTATGCCCGCCGTTGCCGTCAGGCTTTAGCTCAGCCAGGTAATACTTAACTAAGTGGCGTATAAGCCCAGCTGCTAGCCCCAAAATGGTACAACTACCTAAAGCTATACCAACTAGCAGCTGAGCCTGTTCCATTACTTAGCCCCTACGCCTAATTGCTTTTCTGAGGGCTGCAAAGCCTTTAATAGTGGCCCAATTAGGCCAGCAATAAAGGCATTAGCCAATACTTTAGGGTCTGAGATACCCGACATATACAAAGCTGCAACGCTTGCCAAAGCGGCGCGCGCGTAAGACTTAGCAGCTGCAATTGCTTGCTCTTTCATTTGATTAGCTCCTGTAATGCCCTTAGTTGATTTGTGACATAACATACAGCGTAGCGGTACCGCTGCTAGTAATAGCGTATAAATCCTCGTGATCACCCAACAACATTGACAATTTATCGCCGTTATCCATACGGTAGCCGTTTGCCGTAGTTAAATCTGCACCGCCTATATAAAGCGTGCCGCTGGCGCTATGTAAATAAACGCTTTGATCACCAATTAGCTGTGAGGCTACAATTGATGCTGTTGTCGTTACAGTTTTTTGCGCGGTTTTAGGCATTTGTTTGCTCCAATTTTTTAATAAAGGCCTCTACCTTTTCGGGTTTGATAGCTACCTCAAAGTGCATTTCATCTTTTCTATTCTTGTAATCGCCGCCCCAGGTTAGGCCATACTTTTTAGCTAGTGCCTGGATCATAGGCACCTTTCCTGGCTCAAAGGTGCCAACTTTACCTAAAGGGTGTTGTGTCGCATTGAGGTCTATAGCTGTACCTGAGCTGTGGTTACTCAGCTTGTCAGTTGTACCGCGTACCATACGGAAACAGTAGCCCCAATCATCTAACGCGCCTTGATCAATTGGCTCAATTAGTCTATGAAACTCAGCGGCAAAACCTACAAGCAACGGTGCAACCTTTTCGGCACAACGTAGCTTGATAGTGCTGCCAGGTACAGGATAAGACTTTATGCCTATCTCAGCTTGATCCTTTGAGGCTGGCCAGCCGTTATAACTTGTAAGGCTCATTTACCTAATTTTAACCCGTTTGGAATAGGCTTTGTATAATCCCATTTAGCAATATAAGCGCCTGTTTCGTCTAAGTCATCAGACAAAACAATCTGCCCTTGTATTCCAAAATTATCATTTGTTAACTCAGGATAAACCGACAAAATATCGTCATATAAACTCATTTTATGCCCCCAAATAGGTAATTTGAAATGATGAACAGTTGGTATAACCACTATTTGAGGCCCAAATGTCAAGCGAACCGCCTGAAGATTGATAAGCACGGATTTCAACATAATCACCAGCAACCAACGCGTATGTCCCAGAAATTGACATGTTTATTGATCCTGTATTGCTAGAAACAACGCTTTGAATAACCTGCAAATCAGTGCTGCCGTTTTTTCTTATGTAAACCTCTCGGCCACCTGTAACATTTGCCGCAAATTGTAAATTAGATTGTATTAAATATTTACCGCCATAACCTGTTGGGATTGTCATTCGGCTATTATTAGTTGAAGGGTCGTGAAACCCATTTGTATCAATAATATCCGTGCCGTCAAAAGAAATAGAGGTAATTGTCACGTTCGCAATTGATTGATTAGCGGTTTTTGTAGCATTAGCACCTACAAAACTAGCGCCTGTAGAGGGTGTAGCCCATTTGACTTTATACGGTGATACTGTTGTATCAGCCGTTAATACCTGACCTGTCGTACCAATAGGTAAATTATCAAAAGTGCTTGATCCAGTACCTACAATAATGTCACCTGAGGCTGTAATTTCGGTTGCCATTGAGTTGGTAATAGTTACTGTACCTGAGGTACCGCCGCCGCTAATACCCACGCCAGCTGTAACGCCCTCAATATCACCTGTTGCACCTGATGCAACCCAAGCTGCACCGTCATAATACCAAAGGCCGTTTGTATCCTTTGTAAAGGCAAACTGGCCCTCTTGTGGTGAGGTAATAGCTGCGTTACGAGCTGCGGCGCTGGCAAAAACCAATACGCCTTGCATTAAATAGCCGTTAACATCAGCTGCGGTTAATACCTCACCTGTTGTAAAGGTCTTAAAACCTTGTCCAGCTGCCATAGTTTTGCTCCTTAGTAGGCCAATACGCCGCTGTCAAGCAAGCCGTATATGGATGAGTCTAATATAAAGCCGTCAATAATCGGCTCTAAAGTGGTTAGTGTTGTTTTCCAGCTGTTAGGCGTAATGCTTTGAGCTACGCCAAACACCTGCAAAGTTTTAGTTAGCGTTGAGCCGCCAGGTTGATTAGTTGTAATGGTTACTGGGTCAAAGTAATCCAGGCCTAAGGCTGCAATAATGCCAGCGTTGTAATTGTCTGTATATAAATCTAGCTTTATAGCATCACAGCGGATAGAGGTTTCAGCACGTGAGGCAATATAGGCACGGGCGTAATCCAGGGCTACCGCATCAGTTTCCATTAAAAGGTTTTGTTGGTTATAGCTATGAATAAAGTACTTATCTATGCTGGCTTGATTGATAGCTGTTTGAGCCGTGCCGCCTGTACGAGTGATAGAGGCTGAGTTATAAACTAAGGTATCGTCTAATCTCCAAACCGCATCAAAATAGCCTATGTTTGTGCCGTTGTCGTTAAACACAACAGGGGCTTTACCTGTGCTGCCAGCGGTTACAGCTCTATCCTGGAAAACAAACGAGCCTGAGGCATCAACATAGAGCGCGCCGTACTCACTTATCTCTACCGTTTGCATAGCTGCAAGGCTTGTACGTGCGGTGCCTGGGTCATTTTGTAACGTGGTTAAACCTGCATCCACGTCACGCATAGTTGCAGGCCAGCCAATTTGATCCAAAATCTCATTAATGCGTGTGCCTGATAATTGCCCAGCTGCCGCCCCCGCCACGGTGCTAATCTGAGCATTTTGGGCAAGCCTAAAAGCATCCACAGCTGTAATAGTTGTGTACACAACATCATTAGCATTTTTAGGTGTAGTGGTTGTATAGGTTGTAATAAAGCCTGAAAAGATAGGGTAAGTAGTTGCCCCATAAGTAGCCGTAATCTGCACCTTACGCATAGGGGTTAATAGCGTGTAGTAAGGGCTGGCTGGGTTTTGAGGGTTAAAATCGCCGTTTTGATCCACGATACGCATACTCAGGGTGCCTGTTTGAAACTGATCTGCCTGAGGGTTGCGGCCACGCATAGTTTGTATGCTGTCAACAACGTTTGAAACATCAACAATAACTGATGCGCTGTCAGCCAAAATATTTGTACCTAAGATACCGCTATCTAAAACCATAGCCTGAGCAAAGCTAGGCCCAGTACTAAAGTTAATAACCGCATTAATTACTGGGATTGTCATACCGCAATAGCCCCTGCATAGTTGAGGTTGTTACCAAACCTGTTATTTTGTTGTACGGCCGTTTGCACTACCTCAATTAGGCCGCTTGTCTTGTCCTCAATAGTTACAATAACCACAGTAGAGCCAGCACCATAGCCACGGCCTGTGTTCATATTAGGGCTATAGCCGCCTAAATCTCCTAGTTTTCTTTGGTACTCAATAAGTGATAAATAGTCAGCATAGTTTTGCTGCTCTTGTAGCAAGGCAAAAGCGTTAGCACGCTCTGTAGCTGCCTCAGCGTACTCAATAATTGCCTCAATAGAGCCGCCCTTAGTGTCAATAGGTGCTATGTAATCGCCTACAGATATACCTGAGCCTAGTGAGCTGCTAGTAGGCAGCTTTGCCGTAGCTTGTGTATTGGCCTGAGCTAATAACCGTAGCATCTCCTTAATTTTATCCAAGGTCATATTAAGGTTGTTTTGATCAATAAGCTCTTTAGGCTTTAAAGCATCTAGGATATTTTTAATGTCTGTGAGCTTGTAACTTTGGTTTTGCAAAGTACCCAATATCTGTAAATCTTTGTTTAACTTTTCAGCCAGACGGGTAGCAGCTGCAACATCCTTATTAGCAATTGCATCCTCTAGCGCCAATATGTCTTGCTTAACCGTTAGGCGTGCAAGGTCATTAGCCAGCTGTAAGCGTTGTTGATCTGTGGCATTTACGCCTAGTTTGTCAATCTCCTGTTGTTTAGCCAATAGTGCAGCCTGGATTTGAATAGCATCTAGGTTAAATACATCTTGACCCTTACCCAAAGCCAGGGCAGCTTTATCAAGGGCGGCCTGCTCTTTCTTTGATTTAGCTGTAGCAGCTGCACTCTTAGCCTGATCCTTAGCCAATTTAGCGAGTTCTTTATTGCGCTTAATTGCATCCAGCTCAGCCTTTTTAGTAGCTGCCAAAGCGGCACGGCCTGTGTCTTGATTTGCCAAACTCATAGGCTGGCTAAAAG